GTATATTGATACACCAATAAACAATCCTAAAATTAAAACGATAAAAGCAATAATAATATAATATTTTTTCATTTTGTTTTCTCCTCTTTTATATTATAAAATAAATATCATAATTTGAAAAAAATTTTAAAAATTTAATTCATATTTTAAATTTCCACAATCCCAGATTCTATCAAAAGAATTTAATTGCATGTTTTCCCATTCTGTTAAATTTTTATCAAAAAAATCGAGTTTTTCTTCTAAAATATTTTTTCTGAAATTAAATCTATGAATTCTTTGACCATTGTTTTTGTCTATATACCAATAATTAGGATTACCATTAGATATCTTTTTAAATCCAAGTTTTTCATATAAGTTATCTTTTGAAAAAGTCCATCTTCTATCAGCAAAACTAATTATTTTATCTGGTTTATATATTTTAACAAAATATTTTAACATTTTAGATGCCAATCCGATTATTTGACATGATGTAGCAAATCGTATCAATTCAAATTCATTTTCATTTATAGATCCAAGTGCAATTCGTAAAGAACCAAAAGTCATTACACCAACTAACTGATCATTATAAAACGCTCCCAATTTAATTTTTAATTTATCTTCACCCTGAATGTGAAATTCATTCAAAAATTTATTTTTTTCTTTTGGTGAAATTTCTCGAATATCACATTTTCTGGCATAGATCTTATCACTTTCATTTATCAATAAATTCTTCAATTTACTTTTTACTATATCATTCTTAAAAATCCATTCGTCTTCAAAAATATGAATTAAATGAATTCCAAGTTCTTCACATTTTTTTGTTTTGTTTAAATGATATATTTGATCTTTATTGCCATTTATTTCTGAATGATGATATATTCCATTAAATTCGATTGCTATTTTCTTTGATGGAAAATAAATATCTAATTCTTTTGGTTTTATAATAGTTCTGTCGTTTTCAATAATTTCTACAGTTTTTGGATACTTTCTTTTTGTTCATTGGTGAGATTTATTTTATTCTTACTTATTTTACTTCTTATTTCATCCGATTGAGATGCAAATTCTTCTCCAAATTTTCTTTTATTTGTTTGTTTTCTCTTATTTAAAATTTCATTCTTATCATGATCTGATTTAGAATAATATTTTTCAGAAATATTTTGTGATCTTTGTTGTTTTCTTTCGATTGAAAGATTTAATATTGATTCTCTATTTCTTTTTGCTCCGAGTAAAGAACCACATTTCAAAGAACAGGCATCTCTATAACCAAATTCAATACTTATAAATTTTGTTTTATTTCCACAAATCTCACAAGATTTCTTTTTTCCTATGAACTGAAGATAATATTCTTCGGAAGAAATCTTGTGAGATTTATATATGTGAGATGTTAATCCCTTAAAATTTTTAACTTCTTTTTTACAAATCTCACATTTCATTCTACATTATTTATATTTCGAATGTTGCACCAGTTGGTAAAATATTAAAGTCTAATTGTATAAATTCTGCTGTTTTAGCTGGTTGAATGAAAATAGTTCCTTTTAAAATATTTCTATCAATAATATCCGGAGTATTATTTGTTTCATCCATAACAACTTTAAAAATATACAACCCTTGCTTCTGTCTCACATCTTCCATATATGGATTCACAATATTTAAGAATCTTGTTCTTGTTTTTGATGTATTTTGTTCAAATATCAAATATCTTGAAGTTGATGCAAAGAATTTCTTCAATCTAATTAATAATCTTCTTACATTAATTCTATCTAATGCACTTGGTAATGCTTGTAATGTTTTTTGACCCCACACCACGAATCCTTCTGCTGGGAACCATGCGATTGGATTAACTCTACCATCATATAATGTATCTCTATCAGATTGTTTAAGAATATTATATACATCAACAACAGTTGCTAATCCACCTCTATTTAGACCTGCTGGAGCAAACCATTCATATCCAACTTTATCATTGAATGAAAATGCACTTGCAACCGAAACAGATGCAGGAACCCAAATGTATTTATTTAAATCCGAATCCAATATTTTTGTCCATGGATAATATGTGGCCGAATAGTTAGAATCGATTGTACTTACATCCTCAATAACGGTTGCTAAAGTAGTTGTAGTAAGTGGAGAACTATCAAATGGATAAAATACATCACCTCTTGTTTCAACCATATCAATTGCTCTTGTTACTAATGAAGAGTGTAATGATTTAATAACACCAGGAGTGAATAATAAATTAATATCATAAACATCTTGATTTTCCAATAATGTTAATGCTCTATTATATGCTCTATATCCTTCAGATGTGGCTGAACTCATATCAAATCCCATTGAATTGGCTGCAATAATATCAGAACCTAAATATTTTGGTTTTGCTGGATCCATGCCGCTAAATCCGCCTTGGAAAGGAATAATAAATTTTCTTGCTGTTAATGGAGTTGTATCTGTTGCAAATGAATTTCCACCGTAGCCAGATGCACTTACATGTACTGTTTCGTTATCTAAGTTAAAATCGGCATTCAATCCAGCAGCCGCAGTGCTTAAAAGAGGTTTTAAATATTCTTTATTATCAGTATTGATAAAGTCAAAATTAAATCCATAAAAAATCTTTTCATTGTATTCGCTATTATATTCTTGTGTTTTAACAAGAGAAGCAGTTGGAAAATAATATCCAGAAACAACTGCAGGCTCTTTTATTGCTCTAAATCCCCAAGGATTTAATGAAGCAGCAATTGATTTTGATTTAACATCTGCAGTTACTTCAACAATAATATAATTACTTTTATTTGAATAATCACCAGTATAAATTAGTTTTCCATTAGAATAAGTTGGGTATTTATCTCCAATAACTCTTTCAATATAATTTGGAGAATCAGGATCCAAATTTACATTGTTAAATTGTTCTAAAACTTTTAAGCTACGATCATTGTCAGAAATTTCTCTAACCATGATTGAAAATGTTCCATAATCAGTTCCTGCAATTTCTGATCCTTTTTTTACATTTAGAATAGAAACTTTAATGTTTTCATTAATATATTCACCATGTGAAATACTTCTAAATCTGAATAGGTTTGTTGCTAAACCACCAACTAATTGAGAAGTGATCCAAGGAGTGTATGCTGGTGCATATTCAGAACCAGAAAAATTCATATCACTTGTAACAACAAGTTTAATTGAACCAGAAAGATTAACCGATCCACTTGTTAATATCGATGAATTATAATTTGAAAATAATGAATATAGATATGCATGCTGACTTGATTTTGGTGATTTTCCAAAAATCTTTCCATAATAATTTGCATTTGAATAAAAAGGTGAAATCGTTGCACTTGATGATACCCCACCTGATCCAGAAAGAATCAAACTTCCTGTTAATGTCGTAAAATCAGCATAATCATTGCTTCCATCCAACGAACTTAATGTAAATGTTCCACCATCATATGTGGTAGTTGTATGATGAAGAATACCAACTACTCTTTCACCAACACTTGAACTTACAATAATCGCCCCAACATCTGTATGATTATATCCATCTAATCCCAATACTCTGGTTACTGTCATCGAAGAAGCATTCTTCAAATAATTTCTTACGGTGTATGGTACATATGAATTACCATCTGATGGTCCAAATTTTATGTTATAATCTTCGACCGATGTTATTGTTGTTGGGACAAATGCTTCACCTTTTGGTGTTGGACCAATAACTGCAGCTCCTATTTCATTAATACCACGTGGTAAATATGATTGGTCATTTTCGTTTGTAAAAACTGCAGGTGATACCATGCGTTCTGCCATTTTGTTCTCCTTATTTTAATTTTTTTATTAATTGATCTCACAGTTCTTCTTGAAATATATATCCTGAATTTTAACTTTTTTTAGATTTATTTCAACTATTTTTATTAAAAATTCCAGATTTAATATCGATTTCTCCATCACCATATTTCAAATTTAATTCATTAGCTAATTTTTCATTAGCTTGAAATAATATTTGCATTTCTTTTTCTAATTGTGATTCTCTTTCGTTTAATTCATCCCATTTTTTTTTAATCGGGATTTTCTCTAATTTTAACTGTCCAAATTCAATAATTTTATTATTGTATTCATCTTGTAGATTCTTAATTTTATCAATCTCATCTTGTGTTAACTTAATTTGTTCCATATGTTTTATTTGATTAGATTTTGAATTTTCCCACAACTTCGATTTCATCGGTGGCAGGATTTATAACATAATTAAATAAATCGGGATCAAACGTCATAATGATATCATCTCCCGATTCAGAAAAGTTTATTCCTTGAGGATCCATAAATTGACCATTTAAATAAAAATTAAAATCATTTTTGGTTGTCATTGGTAGAGGAAATGGTGCTCGTGCAAATGCCTGTCCTTGAAAAACAACATTCGTACTAGAAATGACATCCGCTGTTCGAGTAATACTAAGTTTTAAATAATCTAAGATAGATGTACTATAATTATAGACATTACTCATTAACAAATCTGAATGTAAAATATCTTCTGTTGTTAATCCTCCTGCAGGTAAATTATATGCATTCTCATTAACATTGAATGTTAGTTCTACTTTATTTAATGAAAATGATTTTTGAGATTTTTCGGCAATTTCTTTTTGAAGAACATCTGATATTAAATAACCATGAAGAATCAAACGAAATGATGTCTTAACGGCTCTATCTTGTCCTTCTTGTATTTCAACCGTTTGATCAAATGATGGCGCGGATGCGTAAAACTTAAATCTTTCATCCCCCCAATACGAGCCTTCCGCATAAGTAAATGCTTCAGATAATTTATTCATTTGTGAGATATAATCTGTCCACATAACGAAATTATATGTAATAGTAATATAATCTGGTACTACAACATTTAAAAATTCCATCTGTGGTTTAGCGTTTGAAAGAACAGAGAAAAGATCATAATTATTTCTTTCAGTATATTTCGAAGAAAATGTTTTGAAAATCTGAGGATTCATTGGAACCAAGTTTCGGCCTAAATTCCTATTTTTTTCATGACCTGATCGATTATACATAATTAATGGAACCATCAATTTATTTTTCTGATCTCTGAAAAATCCATCTTTCTGTGTTGATTTCCATTTATCTGGAGAGCCAAAAATAACTGGTACATTAATCATTTTGCCATTTTCTTCAACTCTTGGTATAATTACATTATCTATGAAATATTTTATAATTTCATCGTGCTTATAAAGATCAAGATTTTTATTAGATAAAGTATCATCACTTCTCTTTGTTTGAAGAGAGCGGTTTTCTTTTTTATTTAGATTGTCCTCGTTTTTAGCTTCGGTGGTTCTTAATACTTTATAGCTATTTGTCATCTTTATTCATCCCCAAATCTTGTTTCTTCAATATTCGGTCTATTTCTTCTTGTCATATGAGCTAGATAAATTTCTGATACATTCCATCCAAATTTAATATCAAGAGATTTATTTGTATCCGGATTGCGTTTCATAAAAAGTTGATTTTCGATTAGATGATCAATTTCCCAATAATGATTGTTCCATTCAATTAAATCACCTGCTTCAATTAAAACATTTCTATCTTTTAAATCATCACGTAAAAATGCAAATTTTATTTGCTGACCATAATCATATCCAAATTCACTATAATCAGATGATTGATCATCAGATTTTAATAAACATGGGATTCTAATAGGTTGATAATATGATTTAGAATCTGATTCACCATATAAATTAGATTTGGTTTCTTCATTTACTAATTTAAAAACATCAACTTCAATAGAGATTATATCATGAATTAATTCTCTATTTATGTTTCTAAAAAAAGATATATCTTTACCCGATCCGAATAATCCCATTTTCTTATGCTATATAAATTGGAAGAGGAATCTTCGATAAAACATTTTGAAGATGTTCTGCTTCATTCATTTGATTTTCCATTGATTTTACTCTTAATGTTTCTTCTAACATTCTTTTTAATTTATCAATAAGATCTAATTTTAATGTATCTGCATTACCTCTTAATGTATCTCCATCTAGAATAACTTCCGCATCAGGAACTGGAATATTTGAGTATTTTCCTCTAATATTTCCTAATGTTTGCATTACATTAGCATGTGCATAATTTCTTATCCATTGTCTTCCGGGTTCATTTATCAATCTATATGTGAGTTTTTGATAATTAACATCAGAAAAATCAGACATACTTTGTGTTGGAGTATTTATGCCATCATTGAAGAATACATTATCTCTTTCTTCTGATAAAACATAATCAAAATAAAGAGGAAAACTTCTCTGTGGAATAGGAAATATTTTTAAGATATTATTATTAAGTTCAAATGAATATGCCGACTTTCTTATATTCATACTCATTTCTAATTGTTGAATCCTTAATAAATCAGAATAGATTGGTGTCATTACATAATTAGTTGCATTTGGGTACCAACCAAATTCGTTTGCAATATTTTGTAATCCACCACCCATTCCAGAATATGGATCATAAAATTGCATTGCTGCTGGATATTGATAATGATGAATTCTAACAATATCTGCACCATCTGGAAGAATGGAACTTAAATCATAATTTTGAACACTTCCTGTTATTCTCAGTGATGATGAATACCAAGTAGCATCGCCTTTAGCTCCTACAATTGTTCCATATTTTTTAGAAAGAGATATTACTTTCTTTAAATTTCCTGCTATTGGGCGATTTTGAATGGTTGTATCAAGAGATTGTCCTTGTAGATAGTGTAAGTTATTAATGATATTATAATAGTTAACTTGAGCCCCATATTCATTAACGGCTTCTTCAAATGCAGCATAAAAATTTATATCATACAGTTCAATTTCAACTGTTGGATATCCCAATTTTCTTCCTGACCAAATTGCAAATTTTGGTGCATCAATTATAAAATTATTATCATTATCATAAAATCCAAAAGGAGTATTTCCCTGAACTGGTCTCGGGCTCTCATCCCAAACTTTTGCGTCTGCCATGCTATTTTATTTTTTTATAGTTGTTCATCCAATGGAATGCCTTCTGTATCTCCTTCTCCGTATTCCTCTTGTTGATTGTTCATTAATTGATTTTGTCTATTAAAGAATCTATTCTCTATTTCATCTTGATATTTATATTGAAATGTAGAATATTCGATCTTTTTTTGATATGCTTTTCCAGCGATTCCAGTTCCAACAAAAGTTGCTCCAGAACCAACACATGCAGCAACACCCAACAAGTCAATATCTGCTGCATTACCTGTTACGAGATTGTAAATGATATAAAATATAATTCCAACAATAAATAAACATCCGGTTATAACAGCGATTAAACTTAATAATCTCATTAAACTTTCAACTGTATCGTTTTCTAAATATTTTCCAATTAATTTAAAAAGATTTCGCAGTGGACTGAATAAAAAACCAAGCATCTTTTTCTCCTATATGTTTTGATTATTCTCTATTTATATGTTCATACCATGAGCCTTTATATGAAATAGTATTCGACGCCGCACCAGAAGTAATCTGAAAATAATATGTTGTATTTTGTTTTAAGATTATTTCTTCATCTCTTGTTATATTTCCTATTCTTTTATTTGCTCCAGCAGAATATGAATCGATTGTTGATCCAGTGTTAACAGCAGTCGCATTATATAATAATGTTAATCCACTTGTATTTGAGCTATTTCTGTCATTATTTATTGGAGTTATCGATGATCCACCTGTAATTCCCGACGCACTTTCGCAAAATTTGATTGTGACTTTATCTGTTCCCTGGGCAGTAAATGTCATATGTGCCCAAGAAGTTGAATCGGGAGTTGTTATGAAAAAACTTGCTGTAGCGCTGGATCCTAATATTTCATATCCACTTACAAAGTAATGACTTCCTCTATGAATTTCATGATGTGAATAATCAATTGTTTCAAGAGCCCAAGTTATCGAATCAAGTTCGGCGATTCTATTATTATCATCTGTTATATAAAATCTATCATGATAATTCATTTTTATTCCTTTCTTTTTTTAAATTTCATATCCACGAACAAAAATACATATTGAAACAGGCGATGTAGACCATTAGTTTCTCTTAAATAAATTTACTTAAATAGTCAGCTAAATTCTCAGCCAATCTGATTTTATTTTCAAAATAATTCTGCATATCATTTTCGTTTGTTAAAAAACAAACTTCAATCAGAATATTTTCACATGGGACAGTCATCCAGAATAATTTTTTTCGTGGAGTATAACTTTCTGGTTTTACTCCTCTATTTTTAATTCCTAATGAAGTTGAAATAATATAACAAATTCCTTTTGCAATTGTACGTTCGAATTCAGTATTAATATCTGGAATAATAACTTCTGTTCCAGTTGCAACAAATTCAGCAGCATTAAAATGAATATCAATTGCTATATCAGGTTGTTTAACTAACCTTCTAAATAATCTTACAGTATCTTTTGTTACATTTGAATGATCATCTAGAATACAATTGATTCCTTTTTTCTTTAATTCAAATGCAATTTGTTTTCTTAGATCTTCTGCTAATTCACCTTCAATATATTTTCCAGAAATAGCTCCCCGATCTTGATCAGGGACATCACTATGACCTGCACTCAAAAATATTCTTCTCATGACATATAAATTTAGAATTTTATATAAATATCACAAGAAGATTATTTTTTAATGTTTTAAACAAATTTATTTTGAAAAAGATATAGAAAATGGGAAATGATTTCATTCCCATTAAAAAACATATTTTTATTTTTATCTAAAGTTTTTGCTAACCCATTGTTTTGCACTTTCAAGATCAATAAATTCAAGATCATCTTGTGCATTATTTGCTTTACTAAGAATTTCACCAAAAATTTCTCCGGGTTTAAATCCCATTTCGATAAGATGTCTTCTCATTAAAATATCTGTTCTTTTAGAACTACTAATTTTAAAATCTTTCGATAGATCAGAAATCATTTTGATTTTTTTCTAACTCTTTCTTTCATTTCAATCTCTGTTTCATTAATTGGAAATTTTCCAAGTGCATCTACCTCAATAACAAAAAGAATATCATCGATACATGTCGGAACAAGTTTTCTCGAAAGTTTTAGAAAAGCCGATTTCTGACTTTTTTCTTTTTCAATATGAAAAATAGTAACATGAAAAAGATGATTAGCAATTAGATTAATAATTTTAACTTTCATTAATTCTTTAATTCCAATTTTTGTGAAACTTTTCAAAATAAAAGGGAGTGGATAACCTCGTTACCACTCCCAGTCGAGTTTTTAAGCCGCTAGAGCTAATTCTCTGTTTGAAAAAATATTGCCAATTATTGGCGATTAAGCTCTCGATTTCCCTTATTCACTACTCAGCTAAACCAGTCATCCCCATAAAAAATACTAGAAGTGGAGATGCAGGGACTCGAACCCTGGTATGAATAGTTTTACCAAAAAATGTCAACAAACTTAATTTGTAGTAGCCCCAAGAATCGAACTTGGTATTTTGAGGTTATGAAGCTCATGTGGTTTATATATCCATTTCCACTCGACTGCAATATTTTTTAAATATCTAATGTTTCTGTTTTTTTGTATTTTAGGAAAAAATAAAGTCCTGAATTTAAATAATCAATATATGAAACAATTATAATGAAGAGTAATTTCTTCTGGTGACATATAAATCAAATCATTTTCTTCTAATTGTTTCTATAAACTTTTTCATTTCCAATAAATTTCAAAACATATTTTATTTTTTAACGATCTATATGATTCTTTTATGATTGATTGAGATTCTTTTACTTTGTTAGGAGTAGTAATAAATGAAAATAATTTAAATAAACATTGTATTCCAAATATTAATCCAGCTATTACTAAAAATCCCAATGCAATAAATACAAATCCAAAAAAAATTGATACAAAAATTCCAGACCAAATAGAATTAGCGTATATAATATTGACTAGAGAAAATCCAATCAATATCGCCATACCAAATATAAATGACATTACAGAAATTAAAATATCAATCATGTATGATGGGTGTTCGAAATTATCATAAAAAATTTCTATAAAAGAAGAGATTAATGTTTTTGGTATAATCCAAAGAGGAAGAGTAATTAAAGAAAGAAATACATCTCCCCTAAATTTACAAATATTTGATGGATATTGCCCAAGAACAATTTTTGAATAATAACCCCAAAATGATTTCTTTTTAAATGTTTTTAATTCCATAACTTTTTGTTTTAATCTAAATAAATATTTAATCTTATACATATATTATTAAATAACATACCAATGAAAAATAAACGCTTAAACAAATCTTTATTTTCATTAGGAATTTCAGATAATTTTTCGATAAAAATATCTGCTAATTTTTGTAAAAGTTTTTTCTTCATTTTTTAGTTTGTTGCGGAGAGTATTAAATTCGAACCGGTGATACCTTTTGATGTGACAGTTTAGCAAACTGCGGGTTTAATCGCTCATCCAACTCTCCAATTATAATCATAAACTATTTCAATTTCTTGATCTGTTATTCGATAATAGATTGATTTATCTTTAATATCATATTTTAACTCTTTTGAATAAAGAATTGTTTTCTTTTCAGATATGATTTTCAAAAAATAAGAAAATTGAATTTCAAAAAATGTTTAATCTTTTTTATAATTCAATTTTAATTGTAGCGCAGGTGGGGCTCGAACCCACACGTCCAAAAGGACAACGGATTTTAAGTCCGTCTCGTATACCAATTTCGACACTGCGCCAAAGTATAAAACTTCTATTTTCTTCTTATCCAATCAATAATGACTGTTGAAACAGCCAAATGGCTCCATGTCTTTCAATGTTTCTAGTTTGATAATTACTACTATAAACCCCTTTTTCGTTTTGGATTGATCTAACATCTAGAAACTGTTCATTGATTTTCAAGTAGAAGCTTTAATTTTATTTCATAGAATTAATAAAAATTTTTCAAATAAACAAGAAAAATATGAATTATTTTAGTTTTGCAATTGTTTTAAAATGTTTTTTACTTTACGACTATTAATCTCTTTAATAAAATCTGGTTCATGACAACTTATATTTTCAAATGTCAATTGACCATGAGAATTATTTTCATCTTTAAAAAGCATCGTTAAATAATATCCCATATACCACTGTTTAAAAACCTCATCAATTATATATTTCTTTCCTCTTTTGACAAAAGTTTTATTCAAATAAAGATGGTCAGTTAATTGAATATTGTATAACTTTTTACGTTCATCTTCATCTTTAAATCTTACATTCATAATCTTTCGATGATGATCAATAAAATAGAAATTAGTTCCTAAATTATCATTCCATTTAAACATAACTCCATTCTGAGTATGGAATGAAATTTTTGATAATTGTTCTTTGATAAATGTCATGATTTTTAAATATATCATAAAATTAATAAAAATTTTTCATATAAACAAAATTTTTCATTATTATTTCAAAGAACATAAACATCCTGGGAGGTTCAAACTCCCATTTCATGATTCGTAATCATGTGTTCTATTCAGTTGAACTACAGATGTAATTTAAATAAATTCAATTTCATTCAATTCAATATCCCAATCAAAAGTAATTGGTTTATTGGTATATAAATAATGCTCATTTAGTACAGAAGCATTAAAAAAATGAGTTCCATCTCTATAAATATATCCATATCCACCATGTATATGACCAAACACATGAATTTTTGGTTTGACAATATTAACAGCGTTTTTTAACAATTCACATCCTAAATTTAACGAATTAACATATGCTTTATCCAATATTCCAAATGGAGGACAATGAGTTATTAAAATATCAGTATTAATAGGAATATCTTTCCATTTCTGTTCTAATTCCCATCCATTTGTTGGTAGATTAAATGCCCATCCCATAAATTCTGGTTGCCATGGACTACCATATATTTTAATATCATCATAAACTAATAGTTTATCTTGAAGATATTTAATATTAGGAAATTCATTTAATATAACTTTTATTTTATTTGGACTATTTTGAAACGCCCAATCGTGATTCCCAGCTATAAAAACTTTAAGATCATAACTGAGGTTATCAATCCATTCACAGAAATTCTTAATTTCGTGATCATATCCCATAGAAGTAGAATCACCTGCATTAATGAGAATATCACCAACTGGCAAATCTATTTGTTTATACTTATTATGAGTATCAGAAATTAATGTAATTCTATATTTCATTGTTTAATTCCTTTTTTATATCTTGTTTTACTTTAAGACGGTTTTGTTTATTCTCATATCTATTATAAAATGTCTTAGCTTTACACATTCCACATCCACAATTAACTGAATGTCGTTTACTAAGATTTGCTATCCCATAATAACTCCATCCAAAAATATCCCAAAGTCTTTTGCGTTTTTTTCCGTATCGTTTGTCTTTATTTGTTAACATTTAATTTATCATTAAGATTTGTGCGCCGGGAAAGGATTTGAACCTTTTGGTCTCCATATCTCACCATTCAAGTTTAAAGACGACTAAACCCATTACTCGAGTTTATGTTTAACCTGAGATATCTCTCGCCATATATCTGTGCTCCTAGTAGGACTCGAACCTACACATCTTTCAATACTAGATCCTAAATCTAGTGCGCCTACCAATTTCGCCATAGGAGCTTAAAATAAAAAAACACATTCTTATTTTTAAATTACTTTTTAATATTTAAAAATAGTTGAGTCTGAGTGGCTGGATTCGAACCAGCGAGCACTTGATTCCAGGTCAAGTCCGTATAGCCATCTGCAGGAACACTCAGATATAAATCATTTTTTAAGAGTATATGATATCGTTAATGATTCTTTTCTAAGTGGGCATTTTTTTGGGATTTTTCCATTGTGGCTGTTATCATGCGTTATAATCATATCTTCATAAGCTCCTATTCCTTTAAAATAAGGATGACCACAATACATTCCATCATTATTCGAACCATAGAATGGACATGCACAAAAGCATTTATCAATTATAATTTCTTTTTCCATTTTCAATTGATTTTAAACATTTTTCTTTCCAATTCACATCAAACAATATTCCTTTTATATTAGTATTATTATTTATCATTGTAACTTCGATATTATCATCATCCAAATGAAAAATAAAATTAGAATTTTTTTCAAAGAATAATAATTTATCTTTAAAATCAGTAAAATGAATATTTTCTTCTTTAATACCAACTAAATTTGCTATTTCAAATACAATATCATTTGTCCAATCTGAAAATCATTTCTTTGATTCTCTTGGTCTCGATGTTACTATATAAACATTAAATCCTTTTTGAATCAATTCTTTCGCAAAAATTTGAATATGTTCGTTATCTAATGTACTATCAAAATCAAATGATATTTTCTTTTTCATGTTTTATTCATCTCGAGCCTCCAATAGGAATCGAACCCATGACCTTCTTATTACAAGTAAGTTGCTCTACCAGCTGAGCTATGGAGGCAAGTTTATGTTAAAAAAGGAATCCCTTCTTTTATATTTATAACTATCTTTTCACCTTTTATCTTCTTAATATTTTTTTGATAATCAAATAAATATTTTACCTTACTCCAATTCTCACCATATTTTCCAATACCATATTCTTCTACAATAACATTTATTCTATTATCCTTTGTTAGTGGTATTGCAATACATGATACTAATTGATTATCATCATTTTTAATTAAAATGCACTATTTATTTGCCATATCAATTTCAACAAAAAGAGCTTTTCTAATTTTCATCGGTAAAAATCTTATAAAGATAAAATTTTTGTTCTTTGCCATTATATTTTGCTTCAATTCCTTCTGCAAAATATCTTTTGATTACTTCATTTTTTGATTCTTTAGTTGAATCAAAATCATATGTTCCAACTAATGTAAATGTTATTTTTTTCATTTTTTTTGCTTTAAGTTTCGATTCATAAAATTAATAAATAATTTTCAATTTTCCAAATTTATTTTGACACCGATGTTGGATTCGAACCAACCAAACCGGTTTTGCAGACCGGTACCAAACCACTTGATTTATCGGTGAATTGTCCCACCAAAAGGATTCGAACCTCTCCACTGCTAGAGTCCACTACGACAATTTGTTAAAGCAGAACAAATTTACAGTCTGTTGCCGTTATGTTGGGAATTGCGGAGAGCTGAGGTGTCAATCCCCATGCTATGTAGCACCACTTGTTTTCAAAACAAGGTTATCCGTCGAGATAATTAACTCTCCATTTTATTTTTTACATTAAAAATGTCCCGCGTAAGGGATTCGAACCCCTGAGAACATTTATATATTCTATCACATTGAAAGTGTGATGACCTAAGCCTCTAGTCGAACGCGGAATTTAATAAAAGCAACAGATAATATTAATTTGTGGACCAGCGGGGAGTCAAACCCCGGACCTCTTGAGTGCAAATCAAGTGCTCTAGTCAGCTGAACTACTGGCCCGTTATATAAATTGATAATAAAAAAAGCCTCTCAGGTTAATGAGAGGCTTTTGTTTTTTCTTCATATCATTTTATGAATCTAACTACATACCTCTCCCTGGCTACCCTCTGGTGAATAGCTTAATACAGTTGTGAGACAATATGTGTTTCGTAGTTTCATTTTATTATGTTATGTTTCTCTTTATTTAAATTTATAAATATATTATATATCTCTTTTTTTAAATTTAACATTATAAATTTAAAAAAATTTTTTCATTCTACCAAATTTTTCTTTAACTTTTTGTATTTTTCCTTCTGCAATAATAAAGATAATTTGAACTAAATATAATTTAATATTTTTTCTTTTTAAGAATCTTATCATTTTAAGATTTTCTTAAAAAAGATGAACATCGAAAGATATTTAATATCTAAATTTCGAAGCTTAATATAATCCATTTTCTTAATGAGCTATTCTTATTAATCTTTGTTCTTTACAATATTTACATCTGCATGGTGCTGGGCTTTCATTTCTGATAATTCATTTGGTTCTATGTCATGCTACCTCCAACGATTATTCATACTCATTAAACAATAAACTTCGTTTCCATCAATCATTTTTTGTTGGGGATTTAAATGTTCTTTTCTTGTTACAAATCGTTCAAATAATTTATAAACTAATTCGCTATCCAGTACCCCCAGAAAGATTCGAACTTTCGACCTACAGCTTAGAAGGCTGTTGCTCTATCTACTGAGCTATGAGGGCAATTTATTCATTCGAAAATAAATACCAAAGAAAAAAAAGTAAAAATATTGAGCAATGGAATAAACGACATAAAACAAAATATCCCAATAACCCAATTATCTCCGTATTTTTTTTCCGATTGGAAGAGCAAGTGTAAATATTAATGATCCTAACAATGAGATACAATAAAATATTCCCAGAATGATTAAAGGAACAATATCAATTGTAATTACAGTTAAAAGTTCCATAATTAAAAAAATGTTATATATTTGACTTCTATAAAATAATATCTAAGTTTATACTCTTTAATTTTTCAAATGACTTTAATTAGACAATTCATAATCAATTTTCAAATCTTTAGATATTGCTTTTTAAGTATTTTTCTTTTGTTGTCATATTAAAATTTAACAATTTTATTTGTGGGCCCTGTAGGATTTGAACCTACGACCTGCGGATTATGAGTCCGTTGCTCTAACCAACTGAGCTAAGAGCCCGGATTATAGATCATCTCTTCAATAAACCCATTTCAAACGCTTTTTCAAATAATCTAAGAAGTTCGTCTTTAAAGTAAGAAAACATACTATCAAACTCGACTATTTCATTTTCTGTCAAATCATCTAATTTTCCACTAAGATATGGATATAATATATTAATCAGATAGTCTTCATTATCCCAACATTCTACTAATTCACTATCAATGTTGATATTAAATGATGGCATGAGATATTCATTATTTTCTTAAAGATTTGCTGAAATAGTAAACTCTTCATTATTGGTTGATATTATTGTGTATAAAAACATAATAATTAAATTTTTGTTATATTAAATATTGTTTTCAATTAATTTTAATTGATTTTATGTGTTTATCGTACTATCTGATTTATTTTTTATTGATATAATGATATAAGGATGTTTAAGGATTATATAATAGGGCTGATATTTCTACACATATCTCTTGCTATATATCTTCTTTTGTCGGTTTTTCGATATCATAAATATCTTAAAGATATTTCTTTAATTCATTAACTTCTTCATTTATTAGATTAATAGTGATTTTCATAATTTTAGTTTTTAAATATGCTATAAAATTATAAAAAATTTTTCATATAACCAAAAAAAAAACATGAAATATTTTGGGGATAGGTCGAGATTCGAACTCGAGTCTCTGGAGTCACATTCCAACATTCTAACCAACTAAAATACCCATCCCATACAAACTTTTATTTAAATAGTCATTAAACTTTTCCTAAATTAATTTGATACTAAATAACATTGAGTTTCATGTGGGTTTATTAGGACTCGAACCTAAACTCTCACATCTTAAAAGGATGGGGTTTTACCAATTAAACTATAAGCCCATTTCCATCCATTAACGCAAGATGGAATGAATGCTAATTTCATGAAATTAGCCTCCGCGACCGGCTCTTTCCGGTAAAGGTCGAATTGTTTTTTATTTGTGCACCATGAGAAATTAAATTCAACGGAAAAAACTCATATTAGTTTATGATTGATTTTTAATCATTTTCTCTAATAAAATTTTCAATCTCAAACAATATTTTACTAATTCTTTTTTGTTTAATTTTGATATATCAACATCAATTGTTAATTTAATGTTCATAACCATACTTCCTTTTTTATTTTAATTGCGGGCCCCGTGAGACTCGAACTCACATTCTCTTGATTAACAGTCAAGTGCTATAAACCAGTTCAGCCAGAGACCCATATTTTTTTAATTGTTAATATTTATTTGGGGCAGGACGAAAATCAAATCCATATGTACTTGAGTCACAATCGAGCGCTCTACCAGTTAAGCCACCCATCCAGTCGGCGGAGGTGGACTTGAACCACCGATTTCAACATTATCAGTGTTGCGCTCTAACCAACTGAGCTACCCGCCGTGATGAATATTTTAGTATATTATAACGATTTGTATCAGTTTCAATATTTTCTTCTAACCAATAAAAATAGATTTCATTGATTTTTTTAAATTTTAATTGACTTTTCTTACGTCTTTCATATAATGATTGATTTGTCAAATCAAGCATTTTTTAAATTTTTTTGATTTTAACCA